AAAAGTACTTGCTATTGTATTTCCTGATAAACTCGCCATAATTTAATCTCCTAAAGTTTCCTTGTTAAAACTCGCAACTTACCGCCCGAAACTATTTGACATGGTTGCGATAAAATCTTTAAACAATCTTTTGCCATTCACGTTGTTCATTATCCCATGTATCGTTAAGAGATATAGAGTTCCATAAATCTCTTGCGAGACGTGCCATTTGATGCACTGTCTGTGTGATACCTAATCTTGTACCTAAACGTGACATGACTTAAGGCCCTAAGTACAGGAATGCAGAACCAGAATCCAAAGCTACTGCTTTCCACCTACCATAGATCGTCATACCTTGTGGCATAGTTGTTCCATCAATAGCAACGCTACCTGATCCAGCTCCACCTTGAACATCCGTAGGCCAATCCGATTCAGCCGTTGTCGCATCACTGGAATCAAATACACTATCTTCTGAAAACTGTATTGCCACTACCACCATATTGTCCGGTGGTGTATATGTGCCTGTGCTAGATAAAAATGCAACACCTGCCTGACCCAGTGTGATGTTGCCCTGTTCTACAACAGTATATTTATGAGTATCCGCTGAAGAATCTGTTGCCATAATTTAATCTCCTTGTATTGTGTATGCCTTTCCGCCCGAGACCTCTGACATGGGCATATCTATCTAAACGTAAATGGGACGATGGCTCTCTGGCCACCTACCTTATCCCTGCCGGCTTCCTGACGGACTTTGGTTTCCCAAAGCCTCTGATACTTAACAGCCGATGCGGCACTAACCTCGTCCAATCTATCTTCAAAAAGTTTCCAGTTTACATAATTGACCAATGTTGGATGTAACGTGTCATCGATCTCTGGCACGTCTGAAAGGTTTTCAATCTTTCTTGGCTGGGCACTGTATTCAATGAGCAATCCATTACTCGTAGACTCGTCTATTGATTCAAGGGCATTCTTACTAGAAGTATTCTTGCTGGTAACAAGAGCGATCCTGTCACCCACAACATACCAAGACAGATAGTCCTCTGGATAGTTATAAGCCATTATTTTTCATCCACATTTACAATATTATAATAATTGGTCACTCTGGGAATATATCTGTAACTCCCGTCCGAGTCCTTATAGGACACGGAATAAATCTTATCTATCTGAAGGTCAGAGTTCCGATCTCCAATGTTGTACCAACGCTGATCCTCAACTGTGTCAATCTTCATACGTCTTCTTACGACCTTATACTTGCGTAGATCAAGGAGCGCATCATTAACAAGCGCTTTGACGTATGTTTCACCAGCATCGGGATGAACCATTCTAACCCTTGATAGTATTTCTTTAAATGTCATTGCGCTCTGGCTCCTCCCTGTTGACCATAAAGAGCGGTTAAACCCATCTGATAATCATTTTTCAAATTTGCTATAATGGGCGAGAGGAGCTCAATATCCTCATTGTTAGCCAGTAAGTACTCACCAGCCTTAACAGCTCCATAGAGCATCACAAGGTATTCAGCCTCATCAGGAAAGCCTGCAATCGAACCCCCGCTACTGGCGTCCACAGTGGGTGGGCTAGCATATACAACCTTCCCTACACTGGAACTGGAAACCGGTAGGATGATAACCTTCATAGTACCATCAGTCTGCGGCTCCGTGTAATATACGGGGTCTGTAGCCGTTGCATAGTTCATATCGTCCGGATCGGTAGCACGACCCCTTAATGCCGCAGGAATACGCCTACACGGCTGATCTATGGTACCATCGTTCCTATAGACCTTTAAAATCTTAAATGTGGTTAATGTGGTACCGCTATCAGGATCAAACGCTGAGGTCTCAGTTGCCACACTGTTAAGCATGTCCCGAGGCATGAGGTTTGTGATCTCCTTTGCCCCATTAGTCATCCACGTGTCCAGAAGTCCCTGAATACTAGCCAGTGTAGTACTGTCTATAGCCAGTAAGTTCTGAATCTGTACATCAAAGTTCTGGTATGCCATTAGTCTTCAATAATTAGAATTTCTAAGTCTACAGCCGCAGTATTAGCTCTTCCCCAATAATCACTATCAGCGGCACGAAACATAGCAAACTCACCGGCTTTCAACTTGCAGAAGTAATTAGTATCATTTTCGTCCGCAATCTCAACATAATTGCTTGAATCTAAATTTTTGATAAACATATATCCATAGGTTCCAATTGTAGCAACGGCAGTAATCTGTGTATTACTAGTAGCAATCTCTTGAATAGTTTTGTTAAGCGAATCTCCTGACACATCCACAAAAGTAGAAGTGTGCATACTCTCCTTAACACCACTCTTGCCGTACTCCAGTTGAGCTTCAATTCTTAGTTCGTTAGCCATTATTCTTGTTGCCCCCAATAATCTTTATAATGTTTAGAGAACCAAAGAGCCTCTTCATCATTATTCATTTGTATATATTCTCCGGTTTGTAGTGCGAAATCATAAGCATCATCCACTGTAAGAAGGGAAAGCATTGGTTGACCATTCACCTCTTCTCCCCTATCAACCACCCTAGGAATAACCAGATTATCAACCTGCATCATAAAATGAGACATGGGGCTAGGATCACCCTCTATAAATACTTCTTTGCCAAAGTTCAATGAACGATCTAAAATGCGCTGAACAAAGTTCTTATCTTTGTTTGCAAGAAGGATATTTTCAATAGATGGTTGCTTGGTCTGACCATTTTCCTGATGTAATTGCAAAGATGCCGAAGCCAAGAGGCTATCTATTCCTGAATGAACTCCTAAGCCATTAGCCATTATTTCTTCCTCGACATCCTTTTACGTCTCACAGGCTTGGCTTTTTTTCTCTTTTTTGTCTTTAGTGGCGGTCTTCCAACCTTCCTACCGTATGTTCCGGGGCCTTTTGGCATAGCTATTTCTCCTTATCTTTAACTACCTGATACCGCTTACTGGATATATCTTCAATATTCTCCAAGCGCTCATCTATGACTTTCAATTTCTCTAGAACCTGTTGATACTTATCCATAAAGTTTTGAGGATCATGAGCCATCTTCTCAAGTTTCTTTATCCTAGACGCTAGCTCGGCTTTTTTTAAAGCCATCTACAATCCTCTTATGGAACTTATCAGCCTTTGTCTTAGCCATAGCATTAACAGACTGTTCTATAGTTGTATGTTTGAAATCAATAAGGTCTCGTCTTATGGCTGGTGCCCAAGACGACTCCCTTACTACAGCATTAACTGTATATAGCCGAGGAGCGGCCCGTTGACCACACTCCTTGCAATAAAACCATCCTTCTGGATTGGGTTTCTCACAATGCATACATGTTTTCATAGAGGTGGAAGGGGGTTTGACCCCCCAGCCACCTGATCCTTATATCGGGATTCTAACCCCGAACTTCAGATTTTTTTCGTTAAGCTACGCTATGTCCCGCAACACTCGGTGAACGAGTGATCTTTAGGGCTTTCAAATAGACAGCACTATCGGCATTTTTACCTTGCACTATCATATAGGGCACAAGCACATCACCACTATCAAAAGTGAATGCCGCAGTTGTGGTAGGAGCCGCTAATGCTCCCGTCTTCATTGGCTGTGCAGAAATATGCTTATATGTAACTGCACCATCTGAATCTAGGTTAATTACGAACCTATGATTATGATTCGCCGCTGGATTGTCACCGGTATCCGTATAAGTACGTCCACCATCATTCAAAGCACTAGCGATAGATATCATATCAGCTTGCATGTTACCAAAAGCTACATAGTCAGTATACAGGGGGTCGCCACTAGCCGCCGCTAGAATACCACCATGTCCTGTTTCAAACTCTATACCCTTTCTCAGTCCCACTGCACAAGCGTCGTAATCAGTCCAGTCTACATTATTCCATGTTACATCAATAGTAGCGGTATGTGTACCAGCAACAATCTTGTTGCTTTTACTACCAAACTGACTACCACTGAAGACTATTTCAACTCCAGTGTTATCAGCAGTCTCGGCATCCATTTGCAGGTTTAATCCTGCTACTGTAGCGTTTGTATCTGTTGCAGGTACAGTTCCATCAACATTGGGAATAGTTCCCACTGCTGTGAAAGCACCTACGCAAGATGCTACACTTGGATATAAGTCGCCATCTGGCCCCGGCCAGAGAGCACCGAACTTATCTCCATCCGCATAAACATCAGTTGCTGAATTGCCAAAAGATGATAACACAGGTGGAGCACAGTTAATGTAGTCCCATTCGAAAATAGTTTCAGCTCTAGTTTTTCCATCATAGGAAGAACTATTTTGGTTTAATACATCAGCTCTCATAACAATCTCCTATTAAAGATCGGTAAAAGCATAAAGAGCATGAGTTTCAGGAATAGTGACCTCTAAACCGGCTTCGGTCATGATCATATCCTTTCTCAGGTCTTCATCTGCTTGTTGTACGTTCGTAATAACATGAGTGTCACGATTAACGCCATTACCAACCAAGGGTCGGTAGGCGCACTGACTCATATCAACCATGAGCAAGAAACCACTTGCAATACCTCTAAACAAAGGTTCTTTCACCAGTGACAATGAACCGTGAATGGTATCAATCTGCATCACACTGTGACCGAAAGACCCCTCACGTTGAATAACATCCATATTGTATCTCAATGGATAATCTTCGGAAGCACCAGCAGATTTTGTTACAAACCCTGTGGCCCCCATTTTATTCATATAAGTCACAACCGGCAAGCTGGCAAGGGCAAGTTTATCTGACTGTCCGCCACGAGCGGGGTCAAAAACAACCTGCAAGTCACCAAGTAACTGATCGTAGGTAAAAGATGTGCTAGCAAGCGTCATATGGTAAGGAGCACCTGAAGTATATGAAGCGGAACTAGCCGCCGTGGCATTCTTTAGAATGTGACCCACAATACCTTCAGTATACTGATAACCATCGACACGAGCACGGTGTGAGAAGAGCATAGCCCTCTCAATATCCACCTTATGTTCTCTGAGTTTCATTGCCCAGACTCGTTGCCATTCATCAGCATAACCACGATAATTCGTGGCTCTAGCTGTATTGGTTAACTCAGCGGCAGTCTTAAAGATTTGGGTGTACCCAAAATCGTCTTCTACTTCACTTGACCAAACATCAGGAGAACCGGAGCCCTCTTGAAACGATGTA